ATCAAATGTATGCTATTACTAAACACCTTGCGTCAGTACTTGTACTCGACTCGACCGCAGTTCCTTCCCTAAGATTCATTGAATATGCAAAATTTAATGATGTAGAAACAGCCGGTCATGTGGATGACATTGATACTTATCAACGACAATCTAGTTCGAAGAGATATTTTAAAGATTATGGAAATGATCTTTATTCTGGTGTCTCATATTTGTCAGAACAAGTAATGTCATTCACTGGGAGGGGTACCAATCCAAATGATGAGTTTAGAAAGGAGATCATGCCTCACTATAACTCAACTAATGGTACGGAGCGTCCTGCTCCTCCCAAAAAAGCGAAAGACCCGTCTTCTGATCCTTCAGATCCTGAAGTCAGAAACAACCCGTTCGGATCTCTTGTTTCTTCCTCTGCTATGTATACAGCTGGCAGTGGTAGTTTAATGCAACCAATTCGGGATTTCACAGTTCGAGATTTTATAAATAAACCTACTTATATAGGTTTGGTAAATCTCACTGCTGGTATGAGTATGACCCAGGTTTGGCAACTTGGTGACTTGTACTGGAGCCGTATTAATTATATGGCACAGTATTTCCGTATGTGGAGAGGATCTATCAGACTTACGTTTGTTATCTTTTCCACTCCCTTTATTTCGGCAAGGTATAATATTGTCGTCAGATGGGGAGGCATGGCCCCTGTGGGTCTTGTTGGAAATGAACTTGTGAATGATGTAACTGTGAGAGGAACGACACGTGTTGATATAACAGTGCCTTTTCTTTCTGCTGACCAGTGGATTCCCACTTGGTGTCAGATGCCCGGAGGATATGATTATCAAGCTATCTTCCCTGCCGTTTACATCAAAGAACAAAGTCCTGCTGTCTCCGTTGGAGATATCACTGCATCCCCAGTAATGGTGATGTATGAATCAGCAGGCGATGACTTCGAGTTTCGATCGTTCTGTAATCCAAATCCGCTTAAGACCGTGTCCATTGAAGATGGATATGAGAGGCAGATGAGAATTGCTGAATTCTCCAAACAAGAGGTTTCTGGAGATGGAAGTACTTGTGGCTACCCCTACAGTACGGATACTGAGATGACGTTTACAGACATAACTAGAAGATGGTGCAATCGGAATACTGATGCATTAGCTCCTGGTCCTGTATACACTAGTGGGCTAGCTACTCCTGGTGCGTTTGATCAAATCTCCTCTTTGTTTGTATATTGGTCTGGACAGACCAAATTCAAACTAACTTGTGCTACCACTTCGACCATGAATTGTTGGCACACCGACGTTCACTTCAGTAATGTTGCGAGCGCCGCGGAACTTTGTGCACGTCCAGAAGATGGAATGGTGAATGTATGGACCGATTTAACTCGTGTTCTTGAATATACTACTCCTTTTCTGGCAACTACTTCGTTCCTTCCTATACCAAGGCTGAGCTTTCCAATTACTTGGACTTCCTGGCGGAGCGTATTGTCGCTCGACAGGCAAGTCTGGAGTGGAAAACTTCATGATGAGCATAACGCTATTGTTACCCCTCTTCGTGCTTATGTAGCAGGAGGGGATGACTTTAGTTTTTATTTCATGTTGCCTCCTCCTTTATTGGCGGCTTGGCCTCAAAACGTTACTTCATTGGACTCCTCTTCAAGGGATGAAGGTGGAGTAGCGTCGGTAAAACATAAGGGTGTTGTTTGCTTAAGTCAGTTGTGTGAGACTCAGTCTTGCTCAGAACCACTTAAGATTTTAGATCCCTAGGATATGGATTCACATGCCCATATCCCCATTCTTCCCAGATTAGCTTAGCC